TCATCTTTGTTTAGGACTGCGTAATCCATGAGTTTCTTCAGGAATGCCACTCGGTATCGGTATGGTAAATAATGTAGGTTCAAACCTAAAAATCCATCTTCATAACGATCCAGTACCAATACCATTGGGAATATATCGTAATATGGTAAATCATCTTTACCTTTTGGATCATAATAAAAACAATATAACTGACCCAATTTAAAAGTATTTGTTTGCCTAGATTTCTCACGAGCCATGCCTAATGCCATGGATGCTGGTGAACGAATCTCTTGGACTTTCTTTTTCATCCAAGATAAAGAATCTTTCGACAAGCGGTCAAAGTCGGCTTGTGAATGTTCTTCTGCGAGTGTAGTAAATTTAGATGCCATTTAAGTATTTAGGTGAGCCCCAAATGATCCTCTGTTAGTATTTTAAACTCCCAACCACGATCCAAACAATATTCATTGGCTGCTTTCCATTTAGCTTCATTAACTACATAGGTAGTAACTTCATTAATATATTGTTTGGTAACTCGTTTACGAGGTTCTGGTTGTTTTGTTTGTTTTTTAGGTTTAACTTCAAGCATCATGGTTTTAAATGCACCATCTTTAGTTCTTACTTTAACAATAAAATCTGGAAAGTATCGGTGATATCGATTATCAACTGGAGAAATATAAGGAATGATAAGTTCTTCTGAAGCCCATGATATAATATCATCGTTTCGGTCAAGCCAATCCATCACTCGACATTCCCAGCTCGAGCGGTAAATGATATTTTTGTGGTCACCAACATATTTTGCTGGGTTACGGGGTACAAATCGTCCTGAATAAGCCATATAAATACTATATATTCAATTAACCAGAGAGTACCATGGCCCTAACAGTCATACCAACAAATATTGGTGGTGTAAGTTTAAATTCAATCGCCAGTCCATTAGCAAGTCTTTTAGGTGGAACATCTTCAGCACAAAACATGGTGTTTCCAGCAGATTTAGGTTCAAACCCAACAATGGGTCACGCAGTAATCTTTCAAGCATACGATTATAAAACTGGTTTAGGTAATAATTTAGCTTCTTTAGGCAATCAAACAATTAATGCAGTTAAAGGTGCTGTTAATGGAAATACAGGTGAAGCAATAACTGCTTTAGGTGGTGTAGCAACTACGGCCGCTTCGGTTGCAGTACAAACAATCACTGCAGCTTCATATACCCCATTAACACAACAATCTCCATTGGCAACAATTTCATTGTTTATGCCAGAGACTATGGCAATTAATTATACTTCAAATTATGGTGAAGTAAGTTTAACTGAAGCATTAGGATTACCTGGCATGGTTGCTAATGCCTACTCAGATATCAAATCTAAAGGATTACAAGAAGCTTCTGTTCCATATGCAACAGCAATTGGCGCTAATATTTTTGGCAAAGCCGCCAATTTAATTCCAGGAGTTAATGGTGATGCATTAGGTGGTTTAGCGGCACAAGCATTAGGTGTAGTTACAAACCCACAAATGCAATTATTATACAAAGGTGTTGATTTAAGAGAGTTTCAATTAGAATTCGTATTAACTCCAAAATCAGCAGCCGAGGCACAAACAATTCAAAACATCTGCGATTCTTTTGCTTACTTCTCTTTACCTGGTATTGCTGGTGCTATGACTGGTACATCAGGACAATTCTTAACACCACCACAAGTATTCAAGGTACAATTTCAATTTTTAGGTGCTTCAGGTCTTGTTGGTCAAATTACCAATACTATTTCATCAGCATTGGCAGCAAGTGGCCTTGGATTCTTAACACAAACCAACAATATTACAGGTGGTACACCATCCAAAACATTTACAGTTAATGATTGTGTTTTAACTAATGTTTCAATTGATTATGCCCCTAACGGTTGGGCAACGTATGATGATGGTTATCCAGTACAAACTAGAATCGTATTACAATTTAAAGAAACTACTATCTACACTAAAAATAATTTTAATGGTAGTGCTGTGGCAGCTAATTATAATAATCAACAACAAATACAACAAAACGCAGCTGTTCAAAAAACTTTATCTCCTGGTGAAAGTATAGTTCAATGAGATACTTTAATTCTTTACCTTATCTTACCTCCAATGATAACAATGGAAACATTGTTGCATTAAAAAATCTATTGATTCGTACACAGTTAATACCACAATTAGCCAAGAACCCTTTGTTGTTCTATGCTTATTCTGTACAAGACGGTGATACACCAGAAATTATTGCCAACAAATATTATGGTGATCCGTTTAGATTTTGGATTACACTCTATGGTAATCCTAACATATTGGATCCTCAGGCAGATTGGCCAATGAGTTCACAACAGTTTTTGATTTATTTGAATGATAAGTATAATGCTGTGGCCAATGGTAATGTATTATCATATACTCAAGGTACTGTTCATCACTATGAAAAAACAGTCACTTCTATTGATGGTGATTCTGGTACAACAGTAATTAAAACCGTTGAGATTGATTTAAATACTTATAATTCAATCACACCATCAACAGTAACCAAATCTTTTTCTAATGGAACAAAAATAACATATACTATTTCAACCAATGCCGTTTCAATTTATGATTATGAAAATAAATTAAATGAATCAAAAAGAAATATAAACATCATTAATTCGGCATACGCAAATCAAATTGAATCTCGTTATCAAACTTTAGTGAGCTCGTAATATGGCAACCAACGGTACAAATACTGGTACACAGTATATACGTTATCCTACCGATTATAATCTTAAAACATTGGCTTTATATACACCATTAAACAATGGTGCTATTGATTTAAGTCCTTTGATGATTGAATTAAATCTATATGAGGACATTTACAGTTCAACCATTTCGGGTGAAGTGGTTATACAAGATGCTTTAGGTATTATTAATAATTATCTTTTGAATGGTACTGAATTTCTTCAGGTTCAATTACAGAAAACCACAGCAGATAATCTATTTCTTTCTAGAAATTATCGAGTATACAAAATTAGTAAACGAGTTACTGCTGATAGTAATAACTATGAAGTATATGTAATTAATTTTATTTCTGAAGAATTTTTTTTATCTGAGCAATATCGTATCTCCAAATCAGTTAAAGGTACAATGATATCGGATATTATTACCAATATTCTAAACACTTATGTATTGGCTGGTAAAGGTAATAAACCTCTATACATTGATGCCACTCAAGGTGTATATGATTTTGTATTACCTAACAAAAAAATATTTGAAACTATCAATTGGTTATCAACATATGCTTTACCACCTAACAATACTGGTGCTGATATGTTGTTCTATGAAAATAGTAACGGATATCATTTTCATTCATTACAGAACTTATATAAATCAAATTCATATCAAACATATAAGTATGATCCCAAAAACTTATTGGCAGTACAAGGTCAAATTAATATTCAGCAACAATTAACTAATGCTAGTGATTTCGAAATGTTGAATTTCTTTGATACTTTAAGTGCTGTTAGTAATGGTATGTGGTCAAATAAAGTTATTACTTTAGATCCATTACAAAGAACAGCAAATACTGGTATTTTTAATTACAATGAATATCTTTCAAATCCAAATACCAAAACAATGAATAAGTTTCCTTTGACCAACAACTATAAGAATAGATTGGGTGGTACGATGTATGAAACACCACCAAAAACTGCAGTTGGTCTTGAAATTGGTACACTTCGAATGAGTTCTGGTAATGCCAATCAAAAGAAAAATACATATGTATCACAAGGACCTGATGCAGTTGCTAATGATGTACAGATTGAAAAATACATTCCCAATCGAGTTGCTCAATTAGCATTAGCAAATTATATGCGAATTAAAATCTCTGTGCCTGGTGATCCTTTATTATCTGCCGGTACGGTTGTTAATTTTAATACTTATGGAATTGATCCAGTAAACTTTACACAAAGTGGTTCAAATGTTACGAGAGAACCTGATCCATTTTATTCAGGTAGATACCTTGTGACTGCGTGCAGACATATCGTTAAAAACAACGGATATATAACGGTATTAGAAATGTGTAAAGAAAGTGTAAATACTTCTTATTCAGGTACAAATACTTCTTTAACTCAATATATTAATGGTGTACAGATATAATGGAACGTAATAATTTTGCTGGATTAAGTGGGTTTATTTGGTGGGTCGGTGTAATTGAAAATGAAGATGCACGAAAGGATCCGTTAGGTATTGGTCGTTGCCAAGTTCGTATATTTGGATGGCACACAGACGATACTACTGCATTACCCACAAAAGATTTACCTTGGGCACACCCAATGTTACCATTAAATTCACCTAATACTTTTAGTAAACCAAGGGTTGGAGATTGGATTGTAGGATTCTTCATGGATGGAGAATCAGGTCAATTTCCAATTATGATGGGTATTCTTCCAGGAATAAAACCAAAATAAAATGGCAAATTTATTATCAAATTTAAGTCCTACCACTAAAGTTGCTGGTATAACTGCTGCAGCTTTTGTTGCATTATTAAATTCTAAACCAACATCAACAAGTGCAACACTGCCTGTTGTTACTACGGCCAACAATTCACCAACAACAGTCACATCTGGCGATACACCACAACCTGGTGCACCATCTAATACTCCAATCTATGCTTCAGGTAATGCTCCTAACGCAGACACATCATTACGCAAATCGAATCAAAATATT